TGCATTTAGGAAACTATATCTATGATAATTATTGCTCCTTATGCTCAAAAATTACGCAATAATAAAGAAAACCCTAAAAATTATGCATATTGGAAAGAACTTATACAAAAAATTGATAAATCTATACACATAGTACAGGTAGGAGTTGAAGGGGAAACTAAACTTGTTGATGATTGTAGATTTAATTTATCTATTAAAGACCTTAGAAACCTAATTAATGAATGTCATACTTGGATAAGTGTAGATAGTATGTTTCAACATCTTGCATGGGATTGTAAAAAGAAAGGCATAGTATTATGGTCGCAGTCAGACCCTTTAATATTTGGACATAAAGAGAATATTAATTTGTTAAAAGATAGGCTATACTTACGACAAAACCAATTTTTATGGTGGGAAGATACAGACCATAATCCAGATGCTTTTGTAAAGCCAGAGGAAATTTTAAAACATTTATAAAACACAATAAAACAATAATTATTAATTTATTGGGGGTTTTATGGATGAAGTTGAAGCAAGATTAAATAGCCATGAAGCAGTTTGTGCTTTGAGGTATGAAACAATCAATGCCAGATTAAAAAGACTAGAAAAAATCCTAATAGGAAGTGCAGGATTTATTATTGTTACTTTAATTGCAGTAGTCTTTAAATTGCATTAATCATGTCTGATGACTATGGAATATCTGCAGGTATTACATCTGTAAGTGATTCTTTAGAAGCATCCAGACAAGCAGGTAAAAAACTTACCAAAACAATAGAAAATATTCAACATGATGGAGTTGAAGTTGCACAAAAAGAATTAGAAGCAATGCAACGCAAAAAGGAATATGAAGAAGCAGTACAAAATTCCATTATATATAAAGCAATCGCAGAATATCAAAAACAAAGTGCCATATTAGATGCAGAAAAAAAAGCAGAAAAAGAATTTAAAACTAAGTATGGTGAAAAAGAATGGAACAAAGTATTAGAGTTAAAAGATATTGTTGAAAAAGAACATTTAGAAAACAAAAAGTATTATGGGCATAAACTGGATGATGTAAAGCGTGTACAGTTTTGGTGTTGGTTTATAGCATTTATTATTACAAGCCTATTATTTTATTTTGATTTAGTATGAATTCTCCATTGTATTGGTTCATAGGATTTTTAATTGAACTAGGAATATGGGCTTATGTTATTTACTTGCATTTTTACATTAAAGAATTGCAAAAAATTAAAGTATTAAAACCTAAGTTTCAAAAAGAACATAAAGTAATTGTTAAAACTAAGAAAGAAATTGTGCGTGGATGATGAATTATTCAAATGGTGGACAATGTTTGCATTAATTTGTATGATGTTAATTATTCTTTTAAAGGACTAATATGTTTGGCATAGACGATATTTTAAATGTTGGTTTAAAACTTGTTGATAAATTTGTTCCAGACCCACAGGCAAAACAAGAAGCCCAAATAAAACTATTAGAAATGCAACAAAATGGTGAGTTGGCTCAATTACAAGCAGATATGAATGAGCAACAAGAACTGACTAAAAGACAACAAGCAGATATGGCAAGTGATTCTTGGTTATCTAAAAATATACGACCAATGACACTTATATTTATTTTGATTACTTATTCTATTTTTGCCATGATGTCTGCATGGGATATTGAAGTTAATAACAATTATGTGGAATTATTAGGTCAATGGGGTATGCTGATTATGTCGTTTTATTTTGGTGGTCGTACACTTGAAAAAATTATGGAAATGAAAAAAGGTAAATCTAATGATAACAAATGAAATATTAAGCAAATTAGGTATTGAAGAAAAATGGCTTCAACCCTTAATTGAAACATTTGAAAAGTTTGAAATTAATACACCTATAAGAATGGCATCATTTATAGGTCAATGTATGCATGAAAGTGGTAATTTTAAACATCTGGAAGAAAACCTTAATTATTCTGCAGTTAGATTAACTCAAGTATTTCCTAACAGATTTACATTAGCAAAAGCAACTGATTGCGTGGCTAAAGGTAAAACTGCTATTGCTGAAGGTATGTATGGACATAGAGCAGATTTAGGCAATACTAAAGATGGTGATGGTGGTGCATTTTTAGGCAGAGGTTTAATTCAATTAACTGGCAGAGCAAACTATACATCTTTTGCTACTGCTATTGGCAAACCAGAAATACTTGAAAATCCATCATTAGTAGCAACTCCAGAATATGCTTGCTTATCAGCAGGATGGTTCTGGTCTACCAGAAAATTAAATACTACTGCAGATACAAATGACTATACCACCATGACTAGAAGAATCAATGGTGGTACTTTAGGACTTGATGAAAGAATAGTTAATATTCAAAAAGTAGAAAAGTTACTATCTTAAAAAATGTACTCTGGGGTTATTAGTTAGTTTAATTGCAGTATTAACATCCAGAGTAGTAAATCTAGGTATTGATATATCCTCGATTAAAAAACTCTCCAATGGTTTTTCTATGTGCGTAATCCCATAATTCCCTTCTATCTTGTTTCGAATGTTTATTTCCACTATCCAATTCGTAATGGCAGTTATAGCAGAGGGATGCAATTCTGTAGTCATGGGCTTTAATTCCTTTTCCTTTTCCATCAATTATTTGATTTGAGTGAGATGCAACAACTGTTCCATCTTCTATGTTACAAAGTTGGCAAGGTAACATTCTAGCCAATTCCAATAGTTTTTTATTTCTATACATCATGGATTTTTAAACTCCTATAAATTTTGTTATCACTTGTAAATCTTTTGTCATATTTTGCTTCTTCATACAATTTAATTACTTGTTCTGGATAAAGAAGTTTTATAGGTTTATCATCAAAACAAAAACAATAAACAAAAGGAGATTCTTTACTTGAATACCATTCAAGCATTAAAGGTATTAAATTAATTTCATCTTCTTTTATATTACTAGTACCTTTTACTGCTATTACAAATACACCTTTAGGAGTTTCTACTACATAATCAGGAATATTTCTCAATAATATATTTAACTTATAAACTGATTTAAATGTATTATGTGCATCAAATCCTAATCTATAATAAATATAATTATTTTGATTACAATAATCTTCAAATATTTGTTCTCCTACATTAATACCTTTACTTCTTTCTGAATAAGATAAATGATTAACCTTCATAACTAGACCATTCAACATTATGTTCAATTCCAAAAGCAGATATTAATTCTTGTAAATCCATCATTTCTTTTATATTCATATTACTGGTAGATATTCCAAGAACAACAAAACCATTACCTTCCAGATTAGGAACAACATCCATTTTTTTTAAAGAACTAGAAAAAATATGCTTCCAATCATAAGTTGAAAGATACCTTCCATGCCAACTTACCTGATGGCTTATATCCTTTAGCATTGCCCACAAGCGAGCATTTTGCTCTAGTGTCCTTGTCTTAGGTTTAACTTCAACCAAAAAGCCTTCTGGAACTGTTTTAATGGCTTCTATAGCCTTTTCCCTTACCTGTTGGTTTACAAGGCAGAAATATTGTTTATCCATATTATTTAAATATAAAATATCCAAATAATGAAAATAATATAATAAACATAATGGCAATATCTTTAAATTTTTTTAATTTAATATAATCATTATTAGTTAATAATGCTTCTTGAAGTAATAACATATCTTTATCTAATTCAACATATTGTTTAGGTTTATACATAATTCCAATTTGTAAACCTGTTTTAGTTGTATATGGAATATTCATATTAATTTTCTCCTTTGATAATGGGTTTTATTTTGTCATGTAAAAATCTTAAAATATTTTGTGATGTTTTATGTAAACTATTTTCAACATATAAATCTTGTAAATTCTTTCTAATTAAATAACCTCTTACTTCATGTTCTGCATTTGCAATATCATGCCCAAACTTAATATCTGGTCTTAAACATAAATCCAGAGTATTAATTAATGACAGATAATGCTTCACTTGTAAAGTGATGTCTGTTTGATGCTCTAATCTAATTCCAAAGTGAAATCTGCAATAGTAAGGTGAATTAACTGCAGATGATAATGTTCCAGTCAAAGGACAACCCCAAACTTCACATTTGCCATTACTGGTTATAACTTCTTCCTGCTGAACATTTTTTGAATATCTGGATACTTTCATTTTGAATACTTCCTTTCAACTATTTTGGCAAAATTAGTAGGTCTTAAAATCCATTCCAAATCTGCTTGAAATGCCTTTCCATCTTTATTATTGGTTTTTCCTAGCAGAAATGCAGATTCTTTAACAATCCCAAAAACTTCTTCAAAATACTCAAGTCCTTCTTCTTTGGTCTTTAGGTTAAAAGTTGCAAAGGCTTCTCTCCATCTGGCTTTTAAATAACCTTTTCTAGTTTCATTCCAAATTTCAACCCTTCGCAAAGTTGGAAGCATAGAGTGATACAAAGAAATTACTTCCTCATGGGGACAATTTACAGGTGAATCAACCCTGTTGTTCACTATTATGTTTTTATCTTGGTTTATGGTTAATGGTTCTTGGTTTATGGTTAGTGGTTCTTGGTTCTTGGTTAGGGTTATGTCTGGGTTATTTATGGAAACCATCTGGGTTATGTCTGGGTTATTATCTAAGTCTTTGATTTTCTTAGGTCTACCACCAAGTTTTCCAACTTCTTTGTTGTTTTCTGCTTTTTTCTTATAAATTTGTAATTCTTCATCACATCTTTTATGATGCCATCCATCATCTTCAAGAATAAAAAACTCATTAAGAATTAACCCAACAATATCCATATAAGAACCTAAACGCAATTTTCTAATAACCATCTGGGTTTCTTCTGGGATAGGAGATTCAGTATCATAATAAAAGTTAATCAACTTAAAATAAACTGCTTCTTCTTCCAAAGATAAATGGCTAGTGGCTAGATGCCAGTCAGCAATATTAAATTTGTAGTAATACATTTTTGTCCAATAAAAAAAGCCCTAGGAGATACTCTCATCCTTGTTTAAGGGAAGTTGGAGGACTAGTTGGCACTAGCAGAGTATCTTCTAAGGCTTACCAAAATTATCTCCTCCAAGAGATAAATTGATTATTTATTAATTTTTGGACTTTGTAAAGAATTTAATAATTTTATTAATCTAATTGCTCCATCAATGCTATCAATTCTTAACACCATTCCACCTTTCCAATTAGCCAGAAAGTCCTTCTGGTGTTGAGTGTAAGTGGCTTTTTCAGAACTTTTAATTTCTATCAAACAAGTGTGGTTTTTGTACCCTACTAACAGGTCTGGTATTCCATTTCCAACTTTAGATAAATCATAGACAGTTGCACCAAGACCCCTAAAGGCATCAATGATAGTTTGTTGGTTCTTGTCAGTTTTTTTTGCATACATTAGGGAAAATACCTATAAAAATAATTATAAATAATGCTTGTCATAGTTTTAAAAAAGGAATAAGATTTTATTTATGGAAGCAATTAAGCAACCATATTATCTTGAAAGGATAACAAAATGTCTAAATTACCATTTGAAAAAAATTGTCCAGTTAGAGTTGTTGTAGGTTTGCATGAAGGTTATGAGTTTGCAAATCTTGAAGAAGCAAAAAAAGTTTTTCCTGAATTAGACCCTGATAATAATGGTAAAAATTTTACTTGGGCTATGCATGACAAAGTAAATGGTTTACCTGCAATGAGATTTGAAACTTGGGAAATGGAAGAAAGATTTTCTCGTTAATTAATGCCCCTTCGGGGGCTTATCTTGAAAGGATAAAAATGAAAATTCAAATTAATGATTTTGTAAAATTAGTACCTAGTTATGCTAATAACAAAATGTTTAAAGTAGTTATGGCTAATGAAAATCATTTAATGATGACAGATGTAGATGCTCCTAGTCAATTATGGGAAGCACATCCAGATGATGTAGAAATTGTAAAAGAATTTAATTTAATAAGTAAAAAATTAAGAAATCAACAACAGTAATTAATGCCCCCTAAAGGGGGCTTATTTTAAAAGGAAAAAAAAATGCAAACAATTATTGAAGCAATAATAGGTTCTTTGTTAATCTGGGGATTGCCTTTATTAATTTGGATTATCGTGAGGGGATGGTAATGAATAATTTTGATGCTTGGCTTACTACAGATACAGATTCAGAAAAACAACAATTAAAAGATGAATGGGTAGATGAAGAAACAGAAAGTTTACTTAAAGAATACAAATGTTTGGAATCAGTTGATGCACTCTATGAATCAATTTCTGAAAATATTTTAATTGAAAAAAAAGAAGAAATTGAATTGGCAATGAAACAAAAGGATTATGCCAAATTGGGACAAATTATTTATGAATTAAATAATCAATTCTGGGATGATATTTATCGCAAACAAGCAATAGAGGACTATGAAAATGGACTTTAATTTTAAAGAAATAAGAACCTTAGATGTATCTGGTTACATTGCCAAAAGAGGACAGTTTAATTATTTATCTTGGTCTTATGCATTAGATATATTGCTTCAGCAAGACCCATCTGCAATATGGGAATTTAAAGAACCAATAGTATTTGGTGAAACTATGATGGTATCTACTACTGTTACTGCATTTGGTAAAACTGTACCTATGATATTGCCAGTTATGGACAATCGAAATCAAGCCATAAAGAATCCAGATGCAATGGCTATAAATAAAGCCTATATGAGATGTGTTACAAAAAATATAGCAGGGTTTGGAATTGGATTGCATATTTTTGAAGGTGATGATTTGCCTTCAGAACCAGTAAGTCAATTTGATTTACAACCTTATCTGGATGAATTAAATCAATCTACAACTTTAGACCAATTAAAAAAATCTTACTTCTCAACTTATGAATTATTAAAAAATAATCCAGTTGCTCAAAAGGCTTTGGAAGAAGCCAAAAATAAAAAGTATAAAGAATTAAAAGAGGTAAAAAATGGCTAAATTTTCTATTGTTATATCAATAATTTTATGTGGATTTATTATTTATATTACTGAATTTTTACCTAAAAAACAAATTTATGATTGCTCTATGGTTAGTTATCCAATGGCAATAGATATACCTAAAGAAGTTATTGAACAATGTAGGCACAAAGGAATATGGGTATCTAAATGAATTTGATAGATGAAATGTTAAAACAACTTAATGAACAAGTATCTGTATTAGCCAGAAAAAATGAAGAATTACAAAAAGCATTAGAAAAAGAATTACAAAATAATAAATTACTAACAGAAGAAATAAAGAAAGTTAAATTATGAATGGTTATCAATATGCAATGTTTAGACATAGAAATAATGTAGATATTTATCAAGATTTTATTATTGGATTAATTGATTCACACAAAAAATTAAATGTTAAAACCATTTTAGATTTGGTTAAAGACCATCATATTTCAAGTATGCATACAACTCATAAAGCATTAATTAAATGCATTAATGATGGTTATTTAAAGGCAGAAAGAGATATGAATGATTCCAGAAAGAAGATTATTACTTTGACTAATAAAGGCAAAGAATATATTTCAGATTTACAACATATTTTTAAGGAGTGGTAATGGATTATTCACAGTTTATTTTAAGAATACAAGCATTAAACAGATTAATGCATGAGGCTTGCCAACAAAAAAGATTTGAAGATGCTTATAAGTTTGCTCATGAAATACAAGCACAAGCATATCAATTTAAAGAAACACTAAAACAAGAAAGCCTAGAATGATAATACAAGATGCCATTAATGTAGAACAGGGCAGTATTGAATGGAAGAAAGCCAAATTAGGATTTGTATCTGCAAGTAGTATTGCTGATGTAATGGCAAAAGGTAAAGGTATTACCAGACATAAATACATGGTCAAATTGGTAGCAGAAAGGCTTACTGGAGAGGTTTCTGAATCCTATAGTAATGATGCTATGTTGCATGGTGTAGAAACAGAACCACTAGCCAAAATAGCCTTTGAAAATGCAACTCAAACTTTGATTGAAAAAACAGGGTTTTGGAAGCATCCAGAGATTGAATGGCTTGGAGTTAGTCCAGATGGATTAATTTCAACTGATGCAGTCATAGAATGTAAATGCCCTAATACTACAACTCACATAGATTATATTTTTGAAGATAGATGTCCTGTAGAGTATTACAAACAAATCCAATGTCAGTTATGGGTTACAGGCAGGTCTAAGGCTTACTTTGTCAGTTTTGACAATAGGCTACCTGAAAAGAATCAGTTGTTTATTAAAGAAGTATTGCGTGATGAAGAATTGATAAAAGAGATGGAAACAGAAGTTTTATTGTTTCTGAAAGAAACCCAAAGTATGATAGATAGATTAAGAGGATAATATGGCATCAGTAAAATATGAATTAAAAGCAAAGAGTGGCACTTACAAGAACCAACAAGGGGAAGAAAAACCTAACTGGGTCAAGATGGGTGTATGTTTTGAATCAGATAAAGGATTATCATTAAAGATTGATAATATTCCAGTTGGATGGGATGGATGGGTTTCTATGTTTCCACCAAAAGCAAAAGAACAAACTATCAATATAACTAATGACCCATTTGCAGGGTTAATTAATGCAAAGGATGACATTCCTTTCTGATATACTGGCTTTGGGGTAATGGAGTGCTGAAATCACTAAAATCTTTCCTGCTCCTTCACACAGACAGTCCTTTCAAGACCATTACCCCACCTTTCCATTTTCTAAGTATTAACCCTATTAGGGTTTTTATTTTAAATTAATTATAAAAAATGCTTGTCATAGTATTCAAATGGTATTAAAGTTATTACATGGCAGTAATTATTAAACATATCTTGAAAGGATACAAAATGAAAATAATTAGTAAAGAAAAAAAATTAAATTATTATGAGTATGTTTTTGATACAAAACATATTTATTGGATTTTTAGCAATTTTACTAAAGCATACACACCTACAGGTCGTTATCCAAGTAGAAAAAAAACAATTGAAATGGAAAAAATTATTTCACAATGGGAACATGAAAAAATTCAAATACCTAATTAATAATTAAAGGGGGAAACCCCTTTTTTATATGATACAAATCAAAATACAACAAAGGTCTATCAAGTATTATGTTTATGATGCTGATGGTATTCTGCGTGGCTTTTATCTTAAACAAGGAGCCTTAAACTTTATGGGCAATGATAAATCCCTTACTCTTAAATATAAGCCTAGCAACTACAAAAGTTTATTTTTTGAAGAAGCACCATTTTAAATATAATAATTATAAGTATGATAGAAATTATTGATATAATAATAAAACTATGAGAGTAAAAGGGAATTTACATGGAAGAAAAATTGGGAGCAGTTGCAAAGGTTAGATTAGTATTTCAAGTGCTTCAAAAACCTCTTACATTGCGTGAAATAAATGATTTTGATTCATCATTAAAAGTAACAGAGATTAGTATGGCTCTTTGTTATTTGCTTAAACAAAGATATGCAACCAGAGAAAAAATACCTGCTACTAGCATTGGCAGGAAATTAGTTTATCTATATACTTACAGTAATACTAAATTACCTAAATAGATTATGCCAATTAGACATACAGATAAAGGATGGTACTGGGGAAGCAAAGGTGCATTTGCAACCAAAGCCCAAGCCTTGCAAGTTATGCGAAGTGCTTATGCTAATGGATACAAAGGGGAAGAAATGGAAGATGCATTAGACAATGAATATACAGTAGAAGAATGTGTAATGTACTTGCTTCATGCAGTTACTAATGCTCATATACTTCATTTGCAAACTTTATCTTATGCAGAGCATAAAGCATTAGAAACCCTGTACACAGAGATAGGGGATTTGGTAGATTCATTTGTTGAGGCATATCAGGGCAAATATGGGATTATTACTAACTACCCTGCAGAATATGAATTACCACCTGCACCATTGCAGTATGTAGTAGGTCTATGTGATTACCTTAAACAAGCCAGACCATCATTGCCACAGGATACAGAGTTGCAAAATATCCTAGATGAGATAGCATCATTGCTTGATAGTACAGTATACAAACTAAGGTTCTTAAAGTAATTGCCTACCTTACCTAGTAATACCAAATGTATAGACCTAGGATGTAACAACCCTAGAAGTAAATGCAACTCACATTGTTTAGAGCATGGTGGATATGATACCTACACCTTACCAAAATCTAAGGAAAGAAATGAATTCAATTCAATGTATTCAACTAAACAATGGAAGCAATTAAGAAGGCTACACCTTAGTAAAAATCCTTTGTGTATGTCTTGTTTATATTTAGGTAGAGTAATACAAGCAACTCAAGTAGACCATGTATTCCCTTGGAGTTGGCTAGGTAAAGAAGCCTTCTATAGAAATATTTTCCAAACATTATGCATAGAGTGCCATAGCCACAAGACGGCACTAGAGCAGAAGAATATAATCAGGTATTACACAAAAAATAATATAATTGACTACAGGCTCTCTGATTACACCAGTACAATCAATAACTTACTGGAAAAAAACTTTTAGAAACTTAAACTTTTTGGAAATTCTAATCAG